GTATAAGAATAAATAGAAGCAGTATAATTGCTATAACTTCGGCTTACCCATGTATTAGGACTTCCACTTTGAGTGACATATCCAGTACCACTTCCAGATATTCCACTACCAGTATAAAATCTATAGGTTGAATATCCTATTATCGGATTCGTAGTCTTTGTATTAACAATAGCAGAACTTGAAATACTTTGACTTATACTTGATGTTGTATTGTAAGTAAAAGATGCGTCCTTCCAAATAGCTTCTAATCTTGGTCTAAAAATCGTGTGTGTTTCGTTAGAAAAAAATTGTAAAGTTCCTTGATTAAGACTACTTGTTTCGTTAAGTGCACTTCTTTTAATAAGGAATCCGTGATTAGGAATAGAACCACTTAACCAAGCATTTACCGTAGTTGTTACGTCTACATGAAGGTCAGTTGTTTGAAAGCTGAATGATTGTGAAGCAGCATATTGTGTATATCCACTGCCACTAAGATAATCACTTCCGCTCGATACCCAAGCACTACCAGTTACACCAGAAATAGTTACACCATCTCTTATATTCCAACTTACACCAGTTTTTGTAATTGGACTATCAGCACGTTTTCCGTTACCCATTTCCCATGAAGATGATAATGGATAAACTTCAACTGTATACGATAAAGGAATTTCAATAGCTTCATCAGTATAAAGATTAAGATAATATTTCATATCACTTCCGCTTGTTGTGCCAGCAGCATATGATGCGGAAAATGTATCTAAATCAAATTTAATCAAAATACGAGAATTATAAGGCGTATCACCTTGAGCATGAACTAATGTTTTTTGTAATTCAAGTATTTGGTCGAGTCCAGTATTTTGATGAATACTATCTTCGTATATAGTAGCGTCTTTCTCAGGAAAGATAAAATAATGCATTCATTTTCTCCATTAGCCAAATTGCGGTTCTAATTCAGCGACTTTTTTTCCTTTTGGCGCATATGTTGATAATACAACATTATACGACAATACATATTTTGAAAACCACTTCGCATATTCCTTGATATTATGAGCATCAATGTTAGTAAATGGTTTTCCATCTTTACGTTTAATTTCTCTTGGATATGTAAATTCCCATTCATAATCTCCATCAGTATACATTTTCTTTTCTTCGTCGCTCAATCCTTTACCAAAATCAACTTCTTTTATATCAAATAAATCTTCAAAATCATTTGCGGAACTTCTATTACCCGCAAATGAAAAATTCTCATATTCGTCAATGTGTTTTACATTGGCGTATTTTCCTTTTATATCTAATTCAAACGTGTCGCCTTTTGTACCATATTTCTTATCAAGATATTGTTGTACATTCCATGAATCATTGTCGTCAAGTTTATTATTATCTTTTCGAGAAACTTTAAGAGGAATTTTATTTTTAACCAATATAGTAAATAATTTCTCCACTTTTTTCTCAAAATCAGAACTATATGAACTAAGTTCATCGTATGGGTCTTCAGCCGTAACTCTATTCCAACGAGCACCCTTATCAACTAATATTTCACCAGTGTCTCCAGCAATAACATCAGTTGATACTCTGTCATTTGGTTTTACATTTTTATCTAACCATTTTTTAGCAGCATCATATGTCTTAAATTCGCCACCATTTGGTACTTTAATAGTTCTTTCAAATAATAAATCTTTTAATTTTATCATCTATCTTCTCCTTATCGAGCACGACCTATAATATCTTGATTCGGATATTTTATTTCAAATATTGATGGGTCAAGTGATGGATAAATTACTCCATCTTTTGTAGCATCGTCAATATCATAAATATTTCCTGAATACCCATCAGATGTTTTCCATTTATTTACGACTTCAACATTTACAACAGCCTGAACACCTTCCACACTAAACAATTCCGTTTGAATGTCGGCTATAACAATTGGTTGATTAAATTGCCATTTATCAATAGAAAAGAAATCCTTCAAATGATTTATACAATTTAACATGACTTCACGTTTATTATAATTTTTAAATACAACAATATCAAAATTCACACCAATATTAACAATAAATCCATTCTTAATATTGATAGCATCAGTTAATATTCTATATTGACCAAGATAAACCTTAATGTTTTCTTTCACCGCTTTATTTAGTGTTGTTAATCGTTTATTAGCATCATATCCAAGAACATATAAATTTAATGCCAATGGATTAGGAATTCTTGTTCTGTCAATTCCTTCCATTCCAGCAGTATCAGGTGATTGACTCAATTGGTCGTCAGGTAAAATATAAGCTTTTGATACACGACCAAAACGAGCAGGCATCGAATAAACACGAGCGATATAATCTTCTTTAGTCACAGCCCTCAATTGTGTAGGAAAATTAGCCAAAGCATTTTGTCGTATTTCTTCTACAGTTTCACCATCACGACCACCATTACCAGCAGAAGGATTATTACAAGCAATTGAATCTTTTACTTGTTGAACAGTATCTGGGTCAAGAGCATCATCTTCAAGATTATAAGTTACATCCGTTATTTTAGTCAAATCATTTTGATTTACATTTGAAGCAAATCCACCACCTACAACATATCTCACAGTTAATGTAGTATTTTGTGGAGCTTGACCATATGTTTTTGTATGTAAAAAGTTTGCTGGGTCAATTGGATTATCTGTAAATGTCACACTTCCAAATACATTTGAACCTATATTTGTTGGATTTGGAATTAATAATTCATCTGCGTCGTCAGATACACCAGCACCAAATTGTATTTCTACAGTTCTATCACCACGAATTCTTGATGTGAATCTTCGAGCAGTTTTTCGTAATTTTAAAAGATATGGTGCTTCATCATTATATTGAGCAAGGTCTTTATCAATAGCCGCTACATTTTTCAATTCAACAAATACAGTATCTTGAGCAAGAAATGGAACATGATGCCAAGTATTACCATCTGAATCTGTAGCGTCAAGAATTTCAATTACATTAGTTTCACTTAATATTTTCTTTTCAAATCTTTTTGGGTCAGTAAAAGAAAAATTAGCTTCTCGTATTTCACCAGCCGAAGCACGAACATTTTTCCTTAGTACATAAAAAGTTACATTACCATTATCATCTGTTTCATATACTGATACATCAGTTGGGTCGTCAGAAGACGACACAGCAAAATTAACATCTTCCAATGTCCTAAAAAATACGGTAGAATCATTTTCACTTTGAACTTGCATCCCACTATTAGCAATAAAAGCATATCGATAATCAGGAGCCGTATTCGTTCCAGTTCCAACAGCAGGAACAATTTGATATACATTTAAATCAGTATATGCTGGAACAGATAATGCTGGTTTATATCCCAATGTATGTGCTAAAGCATATATATTTTGTTCTTCTTGAGCATAAAGTAAAAGACTTTCTTTCAATGATTGGTCAGTATAATAACCAAGAACATCTCCAACATAAGATGCCATTTCAATGAACATCATACCCACACTTGATTCATTAAAATTCTTATATGTTGTTGGAAAATAAACTTTAGCAAAGTTTACCAAATCATCTCTTAATTGAGTAAAGTCTCTTCCCAAATACCTTACTTCTTTTTTAGGCATTTATTTTCTCCAATTATCTTTTCTTTTTCGCTTTCTTTCTCATATCTTCATACGACGTGAGTTTTGTGCCTTTTGGAATTCTATCTAAATCAGGTTTCCCCGCCACATTCAATCCACCAACATTTTCTACATTACCATAAGGCATTGATGTTCTTTCTCTATTCGTCATTAATACATAATCAGAAGTTCCATCTTTATAATTTACTTTATAAAGAGCCTTTTCTTTTTCTTCTAATAGCGATTTTAACTTAATCATTTACTTCTCCATTATGTCGCAAATGTTACAATAATTTCATTGTATTGTTTTATATCACGTCGTAAACCAAATCCAATTTTTATATCAATACGATTATTTTCTATATTTGTATCTGATATATCAACATTGACTTCGACCAATTCAACATATGGTAGCCATGTTTCAACAGCAAGTCGCACTTCATCTTCTACTAATGTTTTTAAATCCCTTGTAATTGGTTCAAAAAGAAGACCATAAATACTTGTACCAAAATCGGGTTGCATTGGTCTTTCACCCTTTTGGGTCAATAACAAATTGTACATATTCGCCGTCGCTTCTTCCAACGATGTATATGTTGGATTAAAATATCCAGTAGCACCCATTTGTATAGGCACTCTTATTCCAAGTGGTTCAGCCATTATTTCTTATCCTCTTCAAATTCAAATTGTGATGTTGTATGTTTAAAAGCCCCAAGTGAAGCCTTTCCACCTTTAGCCGAAGAAACACTTCCTCCACCTCTAACAAAACTTGATTTTCCTTCCATCTTTTTCAATATACCACTATAATCTTTCATCATATTTTGAACTATATCAACTGGAACTTTATCAAAATTAATTGGTCGTCCATCAGCATTTTTCGTCGGTAATGACACCTTCACAGGTTGGTCAGGTTTTCTTTGGGTCTTATTCACAATCTGCGAAAGTGGAGATGGTTTCTTGTTTTCAGTTCCAGGAGCTTTAACAGTTCCACCGACTTTTTTAAATCCATCACCATAACCCATTTTAGCAGCCAAATCACCTCTATCAATTTCTTGATTCATATTTATAGAATCAGTATTCAATACAAATTCCTTTTGTTCATTTAAACCAGTGTCCTTTGATATTGAACGTCCGCTATATTGATTAGCAGTTTGATTAAGTATGTTGTCAAATCTTCCGCCACTCTTAAATATTTTTTCTTGAACTTGTTGACGTGTTTCATCTTCCTCAACGTTTTGTTCAAGAAGATTCACCATACTTAAATCATCTTCTTTTTCTTCTTGACTACCTGCTTCTTCTATGATTTTATAAAATTCTTCACGTATAGTTCGTTTGATAAGTGGTTTAATTTCTTTGATGATAGTGTTCCTTACACTTTCACTTATCATCTTTTGTAATTCTTTCTTAGTCATTTTTTACTCCCTTTTTTTATCCATATCCAACCCACGGAAAAGGTGTAGGTATTGGAGGTCCTGATGGTTGTGGAACTAAACCAATTGTTATTCCACTTATAGTTTGTAAATGTTGTTTAAAAAAATCAATCATATTATCTATAAATTCTGTTTTATTTTCCGTATTCCCCAATTTCAATATTGGTATTGCTGTTCCTGGAACAGTTACATTATTTGAAACCACACTAATTGATGGAGGAGGAGGAATCAAAAATGCAAGTTGTGCTCCAGTCCAAAATTGGATAACTCCCAATGAAAAAAAGTTCCCAAATATCGTTTGTTCAGGCCCAGTTGTTTGTAAACGTTGACCATTTTCAAATGCCTGTCTTATATTCAATTCCAATCCAGGTTTATTATAAGTCGTCACTGGATTATTATAATTTAAATCACCACCTTGTTGTACCGCCAATTCATATTCGCTGGCAATCTTCGACGCAACTTGAGGTAATATATTATTCGTATTTTTACTATTAGCATTCGAATCAAAATACGACAATAAATTATTTTTAAAAACTTCCCAATTAATAGGCATTTCATTTCCTTATTGTTCACCTAATGGTTTTGTTATATTCTTTTGGTTTCTTGGAATTTCACCAATCTGTCTTACGTGTTTTTTAATTGACTTCTGACGTTTCTTTAATGTCTTAGCCATTTTATGTTTCGATTTCTTAGCCGCTATTTTTGTTCCTTTTTTACGTTTCACCTTTTCAGACGCAGTCATTTTAACACACTTTTTACGACTTGGGTCAAACTTTTGACCATCAGGACATTGACCTTTCTTAACAACTTTACCCTTACGAACAACTCTTTTAAATTGAGCCTCATCTAAAAGGTCATATATTTCTTTCAAAATTTTATTAATATAGTCCATGTCATTTCACCTTACAAACTAAAATTTTGTTTTGATAAAGCACTATCCAATTTGCTCTTCCACTGCGTTAATTGACTCTGTTCAGGCGGCAACATCGGACCTGATGGGCCTGTACCTGTCGGGTGAATATGAGTTAATAGCAAGTCCATCATTTCAGTTAGCAATTGTTTAAGTGTTTCTCCCAGCACAACAGGTTCAGTTGCATCCGCACTTCCCAAATATATTTCGGGACTATTAAGCACCGACCTGTTATTTGTATTTATAATTATTTCGTCAACAGAATCAATTGTGAATACACCTTCAGTTACCAAATTTATTGCCTTTTTGGCAAATGTCATAAATTCATTTTCTTTTGTATTCAAAACAATTCTATCACTATTCATAAATATTTGATTACCAATAAATTCATTAGGTCTACCGTCATAAAATTCAAGATGAACATCTGATTGAATCGTCGCTGGTTCTAATTCAATTTCTTCATTAATTGAACTAATCCATATTGAATTTGGGTCAAGATTTATATCTTCCTCTATTGGTTGTAATGGTGTATCAGGAACTTCATCTGGTTGTCCAACTTTTATTTTCAAATTTGGTAATTGTGTTTCTGAATTTGAACCTAATCTAATTGATTGTCCAAAACGACCATCAAATATAATGTCGCCTTCCTTTGGTAACATTGGTTTGACATCTTGTTTTTTAAACGTTTCACCAAGTTTAACGTCTTCAGCACCAGCCTGTTTATTCGGAGCATTCGAATTTGATACATCTTCATATTCATTAGCCTTACGTTTAGCTTTATATTCCCTTGACAAATCAGGCAAACTTGCTCCAGGATATGAATTTTCATTTAGATTATTAAAAATATTTAATTTACTTGTATAATAAAGGTCTTCATATAATGTAACACCAATTACTATTTCACCTATAAGAGGAAATGCTTTTATATTAGGGTCGATTGGTTTAGCCCATGCTAATATCGATTCTTCTTTACCTGTTTCACTGTAAATGTACCTGATTTTAGCCTTCCCAATATCTTCATATTTTTCAAAATCAGGATGTTCGTCGCTTAATATAATATCAACAACTTCAGCAGGTTCAAGTTCATAAAATTCATAATTAGGAGCACCAATTTCACGAGAAGGATTCCTGTCTTGAGTCGTCAATCCAATTTGTCTATTAGCATATCGACTTCCACCTTTATTCAGGTCTTTCTTGTGCGCCATCGTCTTCCTCTTGTTCTTCTAATTCTTTTTTAATTTTATCTACTTGTTTACCTAAATTGTCAACACGTTTTTGTTCCTTTTCACGAATTTGTTCATATGTTGGAACATCTTCAAGCAATTGTTTGCGTTCTTCCTCAGTAAGACCTAATCCAGTTTCACCAGTAGTTTTATCGCTCTTTAATAATCGTTGAATTGTATCAGATAATTTAACTAAATGTTCATCACTTTTAACTTTTACATCAAGATATTCTCGAATAAGAGGAACAATCACTACAGCAGAATCAAGATTCTTTACAAACTTCTTTAATTGGTCAACAAGTCCACCTACTTGTCCTCCAGTATTTTCTGAATTTTTGTAGATGTCTTCGAATAAGTTAGAAAGCGTCTTCCCAGGAAAAATTTCATAATCTTTTTTGTCTTCCATTAATCATCTCCATAAAATTGAATATACCTATTCATTTATAAATATATGAAAATAAAAAAGGTCTAATTCTAATAGAACCAGACCTTAATATTTTCAAATGAACCATTTGGAAGCCTCATCCGTAACCTTTGGCATATCGTTTCAAGTAAAATCATCTAATGCTTCATTAGTATCAAAATATCCTTCATCATTATATTGTTTTTGAAGTTCTACGATATGTTCTCGCATTTTATTGACAACAGCAGTAATATATTGTGTTCGTAAACCTGTCATTTCACGAATCATTAAATAGAGGGCTTTTTTATTGAAGTTTTCAATGGTGTGTGAATGTTTAAATAAAGTTATAATAGCATCAGCTATTTGAATTTCTTGTCGTTTCGTAAATATATAGGATAAATTTGTCTCCCAATATTCAATTAACATCTTGACGAATTCAGGCAT